CCGGGAGATGCTGTGATAGGATGTGCTTCTCTTGCTGCTTTAGCAATAGTTCTAAACACTTTCTTATCATAAGCTTCTGCTAGAGCGTGACCGATCTTAGCAGAGATCTCTGAGCGTAGAGAGTAATGTGCAAGTGTCTCGTCTAAGTCATATACGAATGCAGAACTAATTAATAGGTCGTCGCATTGTATAGTTTTCTCAGCTACTGGTGGATCACCACTTCCAAGGATAGGCTCCCCGGGTGTATGATAAGCCGCTTGCATGCGTCCTGTGAAAATGAACTGTAAACTCTTACCGTTCTTCAAGGTACGTCTTTGCACGGTGTCACGTGCTATTGTTGCTGACTCATAAGCTTTAAATAGCTCACCTGAGAACAGCTTTAGATAGGTTGCGTATTTGGTATCGTAAGCCTGAGATCCAGCAGTATTAGATACCGCCTTATTCAAAGCACCAATTACGGATTGTGTAGCGTTAGCCATTTTTTAATAAAAATTAAAGGTATATTTGCTCGTCTTCTTACGTAAAAAGTTGTGAGTCTCACTTGGACTCATTGATATTTGTGGTCTATCCCACCGTCTAGACGGCTAATTGGTATCCTCGTAAGGGCAAAAAGCCAACGGCGAAGGAGTCCGACTCTGAGGTGCTCCTCCGCTTATACTATTTAGAAGCGATAGTACTGAACGCTTGACCCTTCACGTACAGTTGCTGCTGTACCATCTGAAGTGTTCTGTGCAAACTGGAACTTAATGTCACCAGCTGTTGCACCGTTTTCGATAGTACCTGTTAGTTGTAAACAACCGTCAGTACCAGATGCTGTAATTGAGATAGCACTACCTTCAGCTGTGATGATAGATGCTAGAGCTGCACCAGCGTGGTCGCAACCATTCTGAGCTACACGGTAAGCAGTTAAACTGGCAGGAGTGTCAATCAGATATTTAAAGTCTGGTGTTGCAGCTGTTGTATAGAAGATATTATACTTAAAGTTAATTCTTTCATACTTACCAATTCTTAATGTAAGATCAGATACATCTACAAGAGTAGTTGAACTGGTTACATCTTGGTTAGCTTTAACAACTTTAGTGATTGGTTCCTGAGCAGAAAAGACTACCTGACCTGCTGAAGCGTTTTGATTAAAAGCCATAATAAATAGTTATTAGTGTGTCACCGGTATGCATGGTTCCGCCATACTGTCCGGCCATAGTTTAACGTGGTTACGCACAGCGAATACTACTTGTTTCTAGTGTATTCTATGCCACGATATACGTAGGTTACTGTTGTGCAAGACATAGTAATTCTCCATATACCAAGACCCCGTTCCATGCCTTGGTGATCATGCGTCCCGTGAGGGATGAACGGATGCGTGGCTTAACCTATAGTAGGTGATGTAAGTGCAACTTCTGTTGACTCAGTTGATGCTAAGTCTAGTGGGAAGTTGTGTGCATTTCTTTCATGCATAACTTCCATACCTAAGTTCTGTCTGTTAACGACGTCTGCCCAAGTAGGAATAACTTTTCCATTAACATCAACAACTGATTGGTTGAAGTTAAATCCATTTAGGTTAAATGCCATTGTGCATATACCCATAGATGTTAGCCATATGCCAACAACCGGCCAAGCACCAAGAAAGAAATGAAGAGCACGAGAGTTATTGAAAGACGCATATTGAAATATTAGTCTACCGAAGTAGCCGTGAGCTGCAACGATGTTATAAGTCTCTTCTTCCTGACCAAATTTATAGCCATAGTTCTGTGACTCTTGTTCAGTTGTTTCCTTAATAAGTGAGGAAGTAACCAAACTTCCGTGCATAGCAGCGAAAAGAGCACCACCGAATACCCCAGCAACACCGAGCATGTGGAACGGATGCATAAGGATATTGTGTTCTGCTTGGAATACGAACATAAAGTTAAAAGTACCAGAGATACCAAGAGGCATACCATCACTAAAACTCCCCTGTCCGAAAGGGTACACTAAAAATACTGCTAGTGCTGCAGATACTGGTGCGGAATAAGCTACGCATATCCATGGTCTCATTCCTAATCTATAACTAAGTTCCCATTGGCGTCCCATGTAAGATGCTGCACCGATAAGGAAGTGAAAGACGATAAGTTGATAGGGTCCACCATTGTAGAGCCATTCGTCGAGAGTACCTGCTTCCCAGATTGGGTAGAAGTGTAATCCGATGGCGTTGGAGCTGGGGACAACTGCTCCTGAGATAATGTTGTTGCCATATAAAAGAGATCCTGCCACAGGTTCACGGATGCCATCAATGTCTACTGGAGGAGCAGCAATGAAAGCGATTATAAAACAGGTGGTTGCGGTTAAAAGTGCGGGTATCATTAGTACACCAAACCATCCTACATAAAGGCGGTTGTTAGTGTTTGTGACCCATTGACAGAAACTTTCCCAGTTGCTGGCTTGACGTTCTCTTGATACTGAGATTGCTGCCATTAGAATATACCGGGGATAATTTGTCCAGTTGTGATGTATGCTCCAAGAGCTGCAACGAATCCAAGCATAGCTGCCCAGCCGTTAAATCTTTCTGCTTCGTTTGTCATAATAGGGTTTTTGTTTATTGGGTAATTAGGGATAACTCTCGGAGGAGTTTCGTTTGCATGTATGTTTTGCTTGCCGTATTCGGAAGTAATCATAGTTGTAATAAGAGTGGGGAAAATACCTGTGGCGAGGACGATCGTTCGGGTCGCCACTAAGTAAGTAAATGTTATGCTGTTCGTTTATTTTTTTTCTTTTTTTTCTGAACCCTTTTTTGAATTTTTAAAATGTTTGGTTTATTTTTATATCTTTCAGGGTCAAGTCTTTCAACATAATCAGGTCTTCTGATTGTTTTTATTTTTAAGATATTGTTTGCCATTATCTTATTTTTAGTTTGTTTTTCTTTGCTGTCTTAGCTGAACGCCTAAAGTTAGCAGCAGTAGGAGCACCGGGAGAACCAGCCTTCCTCATTTTTTCGCCAGAGCCAGCGGCGATACGCTTTCTCTTAGCATGTATGTTTGCGTAGAGTCCGGGTTTAGCCATTAGCGTTTACCTTTTCCTCCTTTAGATCCACAGGATCCTTTGCCTTTGTGTGCCATGTTAACATTTCCATTTGCGTAATGCAAGTGCCTTCCGTGTAGGACGACCCTTGCTATCTTTCATTGGTCCTTTGACTCCACCCATTCTAGCACAAAAAGATTTCTTTCGTGGACCGCCTTGTGGTTGTGGAGCTTTTAGATTAGAACCCGTAGCTGCATTATACTTCTTACGACCTGCAGCTGTCAAGCCGCCTGAACGACTTTTGTGTTTACCTATTTTTAGACTAACACTCTTTCGTTTAGTTGTCATTGATTTAGCATATCAATATATTTATTTTTCTCTTTAGTTTTCTTTTTCAAAGTTTGTTTAATCTTTTTCATATCATCCCAAAGAGATTTTTTTTTCTTCTTACCTTTGTCTAGGTAATCCTCACCTGTTCTTGAGTTAGGCATTACTTTTTCTTTTTCTTTTTAAGAAGAGCTAGAGTTGCTGCCTTCATTGCTCTAGCACTAGGTGCTCCAGTAGCAGGTCTCATTGGTGTCGCAGGTCTCGTTGGTGCCTTAGGTGGGTTTGGTGCTTTAGGTTTACGTGGCTTTTTGTGTCCATAGTGTCCGGGCATTACTGTTCAGCTCCTGCGTCTGTACCGTCAGCTGTGTTGCCAACTTGTTTTTTACATTGTGCTACTTGGGCAGCTGTAGTGCCGTTGTCATTGTAAGGAATGAACCAACGATCACCTGTAGCATTTACTTTATACTTCACCTGCATAGTATCAATACGTGCAGATGGATCATATGCTTTAGACATAATTAAAATTGAATATCAGAACGTTCTAATTTGTTATACACATCTTGACGATATGCTTCATCTCTGTCGTAACGAGGGTCTGACATAGCTTGTACAACCTCAGCTTGACTACGGAATCCATCCGCAGCTGGAGCACTTTTGCCTGTAAGCATTCGACCTTCGTAACCTTCTTGAGCTTCATACTCAGCTCGTAGTCCAGCAACTGCAATTTGTATAGCGGTAGCATTACCTCTATCTATCATATCATTAAAAGCATTTAGCTTTTGTTCTGATACGTTTTGAGCTGCCCAACTTGTTAATCTTTCATACTCTGCTTCACCACCTGCTGAATTATAAACTTGGTTCATCTCAGCATCAGTTAAGTCAGCTGAAACACCACCATCTACTTCTGGGTTGCGATCTCTGATAGCCATGTAAGCTTCTACTAGATCTGAACTAGACATCTCTGTAAACTTTTGCATTGTTTCTGCAGAGATCTCTCCGTCATTCTCATAGTATTCTTCAGAGGCAGTAGTGATTAAGTCTACACCTTCTGCAACTTCTTCAGGATATTCATCTTCATCAAATGTAGTTTCTTCAACTTCATCGTCTTCGTCAGAGGATCCTAATTTTTTTTGTAGATTAATGTATGCTTCTTCTAATTCTTCTGCACTTTGGTACTTACCAGCATACAGTTCAGATTCTTCTTGACCTAGTTTCTCCGCAACGGCTAGTGAGTCTTGTTCATCTTCTGTAAACTCAGGAGCGTCAGCTGGAGTTGGGTCATACGTTAGTTTTTCCGTCATCTTTAAGTCCTTTAGCGGTGGTTACTTTTAGGTTGCCAAGACCAAATGTTGTTACTAGCTCAGGATCTGGTCCTATGTTTGCTCTAGTTGTAAACTTAGTTGGTGTGGCTCTTTCATTTTGTGGTACCAGAGGTTCTGGTTTGCTAACCTTCGGGAGGGGTTTCTTCGCTACCTTCTGTGGGCGGCTCGCCTTGTGTGTTGCCATCTTGTAATTGATCGTATCCGTCTTGTATCATCTGATTCATTCCGGGGTTTTTACTTGGGTCCATCATAGGAGTACCAGCTATCTGACCAGCTTGCTTCAACAGCATCTGTTGTTGCATCTGTTCTTGTGCTTTCTGATTCTCTGCTTGCATGGTTTCAGGTGTCTTAACTAGGTTAAGTACATCTATACCTTGAGCTGCAGCGAGACGTTTAACGTACTCACCGGGATCAAGATACTTAGCCATTACTTCTGGTCCCATTGTTTGTGCCAGAGTTTGTGCGAACTGAACAAGAGACTGTTGGTCTTGTCCTCTACCTAGAGCATTAACACCAGCTACTATCTGTGGTCGTACCACATCTTTAGGGATCTTTGGTAGTTGACCCGTACGTTGTAGCATATGTAATGTTCTGTTGAGGTATGGTATTAGGAACTCAACTGTAAGTAAACTGAATAGTCCACCTAGCTGTTGTTCTAATTCCATTTGCGTGAGGCGTACCTCTTCCGCAGTTGTTCTTTCGCTTTGCCTAACTTGTAGTACGAGAAAGGCTTCACCTATTCTACGTTCTAAAGTTTGCATCTGCTCGGCTGCCGTTCTAAAATCAGCTGTTTTGCCTACCTGTATAACACCAACGTCATCAGGTCTACCCTGAACGATTGCTCCGTTACCAGCATCGGCTATAGTCTTTGGTTTTGTTGTCGAGGATGGTGATACAAGGAAGACTACTTTAGCAGCTGCTGCAGAGCCTTCTACGATAGCCTGAGACAATCCTTCGAGCGATCTAATGTCGCCGAGGAACTCCTCTACTCTACCACGACCGTAATCTTCTCCGTCTACCACATTAAACCTCAGGCACAGCCAGGGATTTGCGGTTTTTGGAGCAGTACTACGACTGTTTGGGAGTATCTTATCGAATGCTTCTTGATGCCAACACCATCGACCATTGTCGAGTCGGACGTAAGTGTACACTTCTACGTCTTGATCATCGGATCCTGTCTTGTGGCCATCATCTCCGGGAGAGTTTGGCATAGCTACTTGGAGATCCATACCAAGTATCTTACGACTTATTAGTTCCTTTGTGACAATCTCTATGACGTTCCCATTACCATCTCTGTTTACTACAAAGCGGTTGAGGGGATAGTTCTTGAGACCATCTTTGCCCATAAATATTAATGCGTTACCAGACACAATTAAATGTTTCAATGCCTGATGGACTACAACTCTATCGCTAGAGGCATTAACATAATCCATGACCATCCTTTCCATCTTAGCAAAGGATAAATCTAATTCACTTTTTACTTCACGTGGAAACTCTTCACCAAGTTTATCATCTCTAACTTGTAGCTTGAAGAAACTTGTTTGTGGAGGTATCAATGCGAGCATAAGTTTTGCTGCCAAGTTGACAACTGACTTACTACCTACTGATTGCCACGGTGTAAATAATTTCTGGTGAGTCGGTCGTGAGGTAAGGTCATCTTGGATAAGATAAGGCAACGTTAATCTTGAACATTCAACTGCGGTATCAAGGAACTGTCTTCTACCTACGGTCAGTTGATTGTATCTATCACGTGCTTTCATTACATCATTCCCGGGTTCTTACTTGACTGAGTTTTTAGCTTAGTCTTATTTGGGGGATCCATATTATTTCTAGCTGCCTCTTGATTTTCTCGTGGGTTAGCATCAGGAATAATTTGATCATTTACCATATCTGGTGGGGATTCTGGTCCAGCCTCATAGACTGGTTGTTTTATAGGTGCTGGTTTGTATCCACCACCTCCGCCTCCTAAACACATACGTCCTCCTTATGGTGTGTTGACACCACCGCTTGGTGTATCTGGTAGAGAAGCTGGGTTGATAGCTCCAAAGGTTTTAACACCTTCTTTAACTTTCTTAATCTCGAGAGCTTTCTTTTTCTTTGTTGAGAGTTTATCCTCATCACCTTGTTCATCCTTAATTTTTTCAGGAGTCACCATTTCAGGTGGAGGTGCAGCTGCTTTCATCGTTGGAGCAGCTTGTTGTCTTTGTGGTGCTGCTGGCATTTGTCTACGACCGCCGCCCAATGGACCTACGCACATTATTCTTCTTCCTTTATAAGTTGTTTTATATATTCTACCACACTAGCTTGGCCAGCACGGTACATGATGGAGGCTAATTCCTCCTTGGGGTGGACGGGTTGCCATTGAAAATTGT